ATCGCAAAGCTAGTCGATGGTCATTCATTCGATGAGATCCAAGTTGCCATAAGTGATGTAGAAAACTATCGCAAACGTGTAGATCCACAGTACAAAGCAAACCGTAAGAGCATACGGAAACCAATGCTCCTTGGGTTTGCTAAAGAGTATCTGATGGAGAATTACAAAGGACTGCTCTTGCCCGAGCTTGAAGCTGATGACGTACTTGGTATCGAGTGCTCAGCAGGCCGTGCAGTTATCTGGTCAACAGACAAGGATCTAAAGACAGTCCATGGCCAACACCTTGTGGATGGTCAGATCATTGAGATCAATGAAGAAGAGGCAGACTACTGGTTCTTCTATCAAACCCTTGTCGGAGATCTCACAGACAACTACCAAGGCTGTCCCAAAGTTGGACCTAAAACCGCAGAAAAAATTCTGGAGAAAGGTGCATCTTGGGATGCCGTCGTTGCGGCCTACGTCAAGGCCGGACTCAGTGAGCAGGTTGCATTACAGAACGCACGTCTTGCTCGTATCTTAAGAGACTACGATTACGTAAACGGAGAGATTGTTTTATGGACACCGAAGAGTTCAAACGCCGAATGAGAATCCACGACATGATGGCAGACATTGAGTGTGATGATGACGATGACGTAGTGACTACCCCCAAGCACTACGCTCAGTACGACATCGAGCCAAAGGATTTCATCATCCGAAATGGATTGGAGTTCTGGCGCGGGAACATCGTTAAGTACGCATGCCGTGCCGGTCATAAAGAATACGACGATCTCAATGACACCCAGAGCGAAATCCGAGATCTCAAGAAAGCAATCCGTTACGCAGAAATGCGGATCAACCAGATAAACGGACTATATAACCTATAAGGACACCACTATGTGGATGTTATTCCTAATTGTCTTAGAAGCAGACCGTTACTTCGTGGCCCCTCGTGGGCCTTTTTTGTCTATGGAGGCTTGCTTTGAAGAGCGTAGTCGCACTCTGGCTACGTTCCCGAAGCCGAAAATAAATTATGAGGCGGTCTGTATCCGCACCAATAACATCGATGGAGCATGAATTTTTCATGACTGAATTTCTTGGAATTAAGATTGATCTATCTAGGAACGAGGGCTTCACAGAGCAAGCACTAAAGCTCGTACAAGAATACTACTGTCGTCCTAACGAAGATCCACAACACGCCTTGGCTCGCGCCGCCGTTGCTTATTCATACGGCGATAAAGCGTTTGCTCAGCGTATCTATGACTACGCATCAAAGCGTTGGTTTATGTTTGCAAGCCCAATCCTAAGCAACGCTCCCCTTCCTAATGAAAAACCCAAGGGGCTACCTATCTCATGCTTCCTGACTTACGTCGGGGATAACCTCGAGTCTCTTATTGAACACAACTCAGAGGTGGCTTGGCTCTCTGTGAAAGGTGGTGGTGTTGGTGGGCATTGGTCCGACGTACGTGCGGTATCTGATAAAGCACCAAGCCCCGTACCTTTTATGAAAGTTGTTGATAGTCAGATGACTGCCTACAAACAAGGCAAGACACGTAAGGGTTCATACGCCGCCTACATGGATGTGAGCCATCCCGACATTGTCGAGTTTGTAAACATTAAAGTCCCTACAGGCGGGGACTCAAACCGCAAATGTTTCAACATATTCAACGCAGTCAATGTGACAGATGAGTTCATGACTGCCGTGGAGAAAGACAATGATTGGGAACTCAAAGACCCCCATGACGGAAGTGTCAGAGATACACTCAAAGCTCGCGACCTATGGCAACGAATACTTCAAGCTCGTTTCCGAACAGGTTCGCCTTATATCAACTTTATCGACACAGCCAACCGGAGCCTTAACACTGCTCAACAAGAGCTTGGACTCCGCATCCATGGGTCTAACCTATGCAACGAGATACACCTCGTTACTAACGAAGAACGTACAGCCGTCTGTTGCCTGTCCTCGGTCAACCTCGAAAAGTACGAAGAGTGGAAAGACACCGACATGGTCAAAGACTTGGTGCGACTCCTCGACAACGTCCTCGAGTTCTTCATCGAACACGCACCCCCAGAGTTGGCTAAAGCTGTTTACTCTGCCCAACGGGAGCGTTCTATCGGACTAGGTGCTATGGGTTTCCACGGCTACCTACAGTCTCAAAACCTACCATGGGAATCTCTGCCTGCACGGTGGCGAAATGAAAGCATCTTCACTCGAATTAGTGAGCAAGCTCAACAAGCAAGTTACCAACTTGGTAAGGAGCGAGGAGAGCCTGAAGACCTACGAGGCACAGGGATGCGTAACGCGCACCTACTAGCCATCGCACCGAATGCAAACAGTTCAATCATCTGTGGATGCACGGCGTCGATTGAGCCGTTGAAGTCGAATGCGTTTACGCACCGAACTCGGGCCGGATCACATCTTGTAAAGAACAAATACTTGGAGGCACGTCTTGAAGAACTGGGACAGAACACCTCAGAGGTTTGGAAAACTATCATTGCAGATGAAGGCTCAGTGCAGTCTTTGGAGTTCCTCAGTGACGATGACAAAGAAGTCTTCAAAACTGCGTTTGAGATTGACCAAGGTTTCGTCGTTGACCATGCGGCAGATCGGCAACCGTTTGTCTGCCAAGGTCAATCGGTCAACCTCTTTTTCCCGTCCGGTTCACCGGCAAGCTACGTCAACGCTATACACATTAGAGCCTACAAAAAGGGACTCAAAGGTGTTTATTACCTGCGTACTTCCAATGGATATGAAGCAGACAAGGTGGGCCTCAACGTGGAGCGCGTTGCTCTTCAGGATGCGGAAGAGTGCTTGTCCTGCCAAGGCTAACTACAAGAATACTGGAGTAATTTAAATAATGACTACAACTAGAAAAACACCGGCCAAGAAAGAGCCGGAGGTCAGTAATCCTGACTATCAAACAACTGCGATTGTGGCGGCATTACTGATCCACAAGGGGACACCAATTCGTTCAGCTTTAGAAACAGCAACTTGGATAGTGGAGTCCCTTAAAAATGAGTCTATTGGAACAAAGTAAATTTTATAAACCATTCAAATACCCGTGGGCTGTGCAGTTCGCGATTGATCACGAGAAGATCCACTGGGGTGAATGGGAAGCCAAGCTACAAGAAGACGTAGTGCAATGGCAGTCAGGAAAGCTAACCGATGAAGAGAAAAATCACATCACTCAAATCCTACGCTTGTTTACTCAATCCGACGTGGCGGTGGGTACAAACTACTTGGAGTATTACATCCCCAAGTTCAAAAACAACGAAGTACGGGCGATGCTCTCGTCGTTCGTAAATCGTGAGTTTGTTCACCAACGAGCGTACGCACTCCTGAATGACACTCTCGGGTTACCAGAAGAAGAGTTCTCGGCGTTCACTGCCGTACAGGAGATGAGCGACAAACTGGAGTTCATGTCAGACATCGATGTGCATAGTCACTCAGGCACAGCCTTGGCTATCGCTCGCTCTGTCATGAACGAGGGTATGTCTCTGTTCTCGGCGTTCGTCATGCTTCTGAACTACCAACGCTTCGGCAAGATGAAGGGTATGTGCGAGATCGTGGAGTGGTCTGTTCGTGATGAAACGATGCACTGCGAAGGGATGGTTAAGTTGTTCAGATCTTTCTGTGATGAACACCCAAGGATTGTTACAGATGAATTTAAAGCAACTATCTATCAGATGTTCCGCGACGCTGTTGAACTGGAAGATAAGGTTATTGACTTGGCGTTTGAGATGGGCCTCGTGGAAGGTCTGTCGGCAGAGGAGGTTAAGTCATATATCCGATTCATTGCTAATCGCAGACTCACGCAACTCGGCCTTAAACCCAACTGGGAAGGTCTCAGTGAAAACCCATTGCCGTGGTTAAGGGTACGGTAACCGATTACAACGCCGCAGGAATGGATGGAGATTGGGGGTGGTAACACCCTCATTTCCTTTAAGTTTTTTCTAAAGTTACACTATTGTAAATAGGGGCGGCTCAAGCTATCTATGGATTTACTAAACCGTAAGTACAGCATCTCGAAAGGACTCATTGAGGTTCTTGAAGAAATGTTCCCCAACCGATTACCAGAAGCTCACATATCTTTAGAAGAGCTTCGGTATTTACAAGGCCAACAGTCGGTTATTCGTAAGTTGGTACAAATGTTAGAAGACAATCAGGAGAACTGAATATGTGTTTAGGAGGAGGCTCTAGCCCTGAACCGGCTCCACCACCTGCTCAGGCGGCACCGGTAACAGCGGCATCACCTAAGCTAGACACCGACATCGGTGAAGAGGAATCGTCATCAGAAACTCAAGCTAAGAAGCGTAAGGGTAAGAAGGGACTTCGTATCCCAACATCAAGCTCTGCAAACGTGAACAGCTCAGGTTCTGGTCTCAACATCCCACAAGGTTAATTAAATGTATGAAGGCTCAGGCGTAGCGGGACGTTACGCACAACTCGAATCTTCGAGAGACGCCTTCCTGCAACGAGCACGAGATGCCGCAGAACTTACAATTCCGACACTTATGCCACCAGATGGACATTCAGGCACGACGTTGTACGCAACACCGTATCAGTCTATCGGCAGTCGGGGTGTAAATAACCTCGCATCAAAATTGCTTCTCGCATTGCTTCCAACGAACAGTCCGTTCTTCCGGCTCACCATTGACGACTTTGACCTTGCTCTTGCAACGAATGGTCAGACAGATCGTGGTGCAGTCGAGGAAGCACTGGCTCGTATCGAACGCGCAGGTCTCCAAGAGATCGAAGCAAGCGCAATTCGTGTCCCTGTCTTTGAGGCACTGAAGCAGTTAGTCGTTACAGGAAATGCACTCTTGTACATGCCCAAAGACGACAAGGGCATGAAGGTCTATCGTTTAGACCGCTACGTCACAAAGCGTGACGCCATGGGCAACGTCTTGGAAATCATTACCAAGGAATCCGTTAGTCCCCTTATGCTTCCTGAGGAAGTTCGTCAGCTACTCACTGATCCCGAAGATCGCAGTACCAAGGACTATGACCTGTACACGTACGTCTGTCGCAAAGACAAGAAGTGGCAAGTACACCAAGAAGTCCAAGGTATCGAAATCCCAGATTCTCGTGGTGAGTACAAGCTCGACCAAAACCCGTTCATCCCTCTACGCTTTATCCGTGTTGACGGTGAAGACTATGGACGTGGTTATGTCGAAGAATACATCGGTGACTTGAAGAGCCTCGAAGCTCTGACCAAAGCCATCGTTGAAGGCTCTGCGGCTTCTGCCAAAGTGTTGTTTATGGTTCGTCCGAACGGCACTACAAAAGCTCGTAACCTAGCCGAGTCCCCGAACGGTGCAATCGTAACCGGTGATGCGAACGACGTTTCGACACTTCAAGTACAGAAGGGTGGAGACTTCCGTGTTGCTATGGAAACCATGAACGCCATTCAAGAGCGACTCAACTTTGCGTTCCTTAACAACAGTGCCGTACAGCGCAACGCTGAACGTGTCACCGCTGAAGAGGTTCGTTACATGGCACAAGAACTCGAGACAGCCCTTGGTGGTATCTACTCCATCTTGTCCCAAGAGTTCCAAATGCCTTTGATTAAACTTCTGCTCAATCGGTTAGAGAACGACGGCAAGATGCCGAAGCTCCCCGAAGATACTGTGAAGCCAACCGTGGTTACAGGTATCGAGGCTCTAGGCCGTGGGCAAGACTTGAACAAACTCGCTACGTTCTTGCAATACCTACAGCCACTAGGCCCTGAAGTCATTGCTTCAGAGATGAACATTGATGACTACATCGCTCGTCTCGCGGCATCGCTCGGTATTGATACAAGCGGGTTGGTTAAGTCACCGCAAGAAAAGCAAGCTGAACAACAGCAAGCTATGGCGGCGCAACAACAGATGATGGCTGAGCAAACTGCCGCAAAGATGGCAGAGCAAGCCACCGCGCCAACAGTAAATCAAGTCGGCAAGGCGATGGATAATCAATGACAGATAACGTAAATACGTACGAAGAATCGGCTCAAGCCCCAGAAGGGCATGATGAGGCGATGATTGCTAAGGGTGAACAGCTCGAACAGGTTGGACAGCCTGATCGTCCTGAATGGCTACCTGAAAAGTTCAAGTCTCCTGAAGACATGGCGCAAGCCTACTCAGAGCTTGAAAAGAAGATGTCCTCAGGAGAAACACCCAAAGAAGAAACAACTGAGCAACAATCCGATAACGCTGAAGACACAAGCCCTGCCGAGGTAGAGCAAGTGTTAGACAACGCCGGATTAGATTTCTCGACGTTTCAACAAGAATACAGCGAGAATGGAAACCTCTCAGACGACGCTTATACGGCGCTTGAAGAAGCAGGCTTTCCAAAGTCCCTCGTTGATTCGTGGATCGCAGGCCAAGAAGCTCTGCAAACGTCCACGTCTGAGGCAATCTTTGAGGTTGTCGGTGGCCAAGAGAGCTACCAACAAATGGTGGAGTGGGCGGCACAGTCCTTACCACCTAACGAAGTAGAAGCCTTTAACGCTTCTATCGACACAGGAGACCCTGATCTTATGCGGTTCGCCGTACAAGGTCTGTCAGCACGGTATCGTTCTGAAGTAGGTAACTCACCACGGCTTGTCCAAGGTGAATCAACTCCTCCTTCAAGCGGAGCGTTTCAATCGGTGGCCGAACTTAAAGTCGCCATGAGTGATCCTAGATACCACTCTGACCCCGCTTATCGTCAGCAAGTCGCGGCCAAGCTCGCGAAGTCTGACATATTGTAATCTGTCTCCTTGTCTGCCCGACTTAACTAGGCGCACGTCGTCTTTTTATTTCGGGCTTTTTTGGACGATTAAGTCCTTGATTTTACCTTGCTATGTCAAGGTTACCCCAAAAGGCACCCCATTACAAACGATTACCTTTGGCCCTCTGCGGAGGACAACCTAAGAGAAAGGGATGTGATGGACGGCTGAGTGGGACTTTAAAAACTCAACCATTCATTACTAAAAGGTATTTAATAATGGCACTTCCAGATCAAAACCCTTCGCGTTTGGGTCAAGTAAACGCAACAGGCGACGACCGCGCCCTCTTTCTCAAGCTGTATGCCGGTGAGGTATTGACCGCTTTCGAGGAAAAGAACGTATTCATGCCTCTTCACCGTACTCGTACTATCACGAACGGTAAGTCTGCCCAGTTCCCACTGACCGGCGTTTCTTCAGCTAAGTATCACACCCCCGGGGATATGATCGAAGCTGACAAGATCAAGCACGGTGAGCGCGTTGTCACTGTAGACGACCTTCTTGTTTCAAGCTCATTCATTGCAAACATCGATGAAGCTATGAATCACTACGACGTACGTTCTGTCTACACAAAGGAAATGGGTTATGCCCTTTCTAACGTAGCTGATAAGAACATTGCTCGTATCGTTGCTAAGGCTTCTACTATCACTGACGCGACTGCGGCGGCGGCTCAGTTCGGCGACGACTTCGACGACGAGACATACACTGCAAACGTAACTATCGGCGCTTTGGCCGCTGATGCTACAGACGGTGCCAAGATCGCGGCGGCTATCTATGCGGCTCTTGAAGAGTTCGATAAGAAAGACGTAACTGGCGACAAGGTATGTGTCCTTCCTCCACAGCAGTATTACGCGCTGTTCGGTGCTGATTCTTCTGTCAACAACCTTGCTTACATGAACAAGGACGTTGGTGGTTCAGGTTCTTTGGCTACTGGCCAAGCACCTATGATCGGTGGCGTACGTATCATGATGTCTAACCACATCCCTACTACTGATGAGTCTACTACTTCAGAAACTCCTGAGCCTATCACTACAGGCCGGACTTCTGCGTACAAGGCTGACTACTCAGCAGTTCGTGGTTTGATCTTCTCATCTGATGCGGCGGCAACTGTGAAGTTGATGGACCTCGGTGTTGAGTCTGAGTATCAGATTGAGCGTCAAGGTACGTTGATGGTTGCCCGTTATGCAATGGGTCACAACATCCTTCGCCCTGCATGTGCAATCGCATTGCAGAGTGCATGATCCCAGAGGGGGCCTTCGGGTCCCCTTTTTTTTCATTGGAGTGAGTAATGTCAAAAGCAGGTTTATACGCAAACATCCACGCAAAGCGTAAGCGTATCAAAGAAGGTTCAGGTGAAAAGATGCGTAAGGCAGGAGCCAAAGGCGCACCATCTTCTAAAGATTTTAAAGAGTCCGCAAAGACTGCTAAATACAAAAAGAAGAAGTAAGCCATGCCCCGCAAAGAACACCAAAATCCAAACGGTGGTCTAAATCAGGCAGGCCGTGATTACTACAAGCGTACAGAGGGAGCTAACCTCAAAGCTCCTGTGAGTTCTGGGAACGATCCTCGACGTGCTTCTTTCCTTGCTCGTATGGGCAATATGAAAGGTCCAGAGCGTGATGAGAAAGGTAAGCCTACTCGCCTACTGAAATCACTACAGGCTTGGGGAGCAAGCTCAAAGGCTGATGCACTCGCAAAGGCTAAGGCGATTTCCCGCCGTAACAACAATAGGAATACAGCATGACACCAACAACCAAGCTAGAAGCTGTCAACATCATGCTTTCAACCATCGGTGAATCTCCGGTGAACAGCCTTTCATCTGGCTTGGTTGATGCTGAATTGGCAGAAACAATCCTCGACGCTACGTCACGCGCTGTGCAATCTGAGGGTTGGCATTTCAACAAAGAATACAAGGTGAGCTACACAGCAGACCTGTCTGGAGAGATCCGTCTCCCGACGAACATCCTACGTGCTGACCAATCGGCACAAATAGATTCAGTAAACCGTGGACGTGATTACGATTTAATCCAACGGGGTACAAAGATGTATGACCGAAAGAATCATACATTCAATATCGGTAACTCAGTTCAGCTCGACATTGTCGTTGAGCTTGATTTCACAGAACTACCAGAAGTAGCCAAACGCTACATCACTCTTAAATCATCCCGTGTTTTCCAAGACCGTGTCGTAGGGTCAGGAACCCTCCATGGATTCAATCAGGAAGATGAAGCAACTGCGTACTTTCAACTGAAAGAGTTTGAAGGAGACGTAGGTGACTACACCATCTTCGATAGTCCTGATGTGGCGGCAACACTGGATCGACTACCGGCCATGAGGATCAAGTAATGTCATTAGTCAGTGCGGCTATTCCTAATCTCATTAACGGGGTATCTCAACAACCTCCGTCTCTACGTCTTAAGACACAGGCTGAGTTGCAAGAGAACGCACTGTCTTCAGTGGTTACAGGACTTTCAAAGCGTCCACCTACGGAACACATTGCAGACCTTGGTCAACTAACAGATGCGGATTCAGCGTTCGTACATACCATCCGTCGTGATGAGAATGAGTTTTACACCCTAGTCATTACCCAGAGTTCTATTCGTGTTTTTGATAAAGATGGGACAGAGAGGCAAGTCAACGGCGATGCGTCGTACTTGAATAACCTGACCAACCCTTCAGAAGAACTAGCGGCGACAACCATTGCCGACTTTACCTTTCTGATTAACAAGAACATCACTGTCGCTAAAGACTCGGCACTGTCTTCAACTCGGCAGAAAGAAGCCTTGGTCTATGTGAAGCAGGGCGACTACCGTACGAAGTACACAGTCAAAATCACCAAAGGTGGTACGGTCTATACACGGTCTATTGAGACGATGTCGTCTACACAGACAGAGGTTTCGGATACGTCCAACGCCGAGCGTTCTATTCAGACCGACCGACTCGCTAAAAACCTAAACATTCAAAACGCCACAGAATCTACTTATTACGGTTCAACAGGTGCAACGAACATTCCGAACATGACTATCACTCAGTACGGTTCTGTTTTGCATTACCAGAGTACCGATGGTCAAGACTTCTCAATCACCACTGAAGACTCTCGAGGTGACACGTTCCTGTTAGGTTTCAAGGAACAAACAGCGGACTTTGATGACCTCCCACCAAACGGTCCTGAAGGGTTCGTTATTGGTGTTGTTGGTGATAACGACGAAGGGCAGGACGACTACTACGTTGAACTGCAAATTGATGACAATGGTGGCCAAGTTTGGAAAGAGACAATCTCACCAAATGTCGAGATTCGTCTTGATGCGGAAACTATGCCTCATCAGCTCGTTCGTGAAGCGAATGGTAGCTTTACGTTTCAGCAGTCTACGTACGCCGACCGGCGTGTAGGTGATGACGATACCAACCCGTTCCCTTCCTTTGTAGGGTTCCCGTTGTCGGACATCTTCTTCCATCGAAACCGTCTTGGTCTTCTAGCGGACGAGAATGTAATCTTTTCTGAAGCAGGTGAGTTCACACAATTTAACTTTTTCAAGCGCACCACGTTGACCTTGCTCGACTCCGACGTGATCGACGTTGCTGTCTCAAACAATAAAGTATCGTTACTTCGTCACGCCGTACCGTTCAACGAGTCATTGCTGTTGTTCTCTGACTTGACCCAGTTCCGTCTTGACGCAACAGACCTCCTTACACCGGCTACAGTATCCATCGATGTAACAACTCAGTTTGAGGCATCCCTAAGAGCTAAGCCAATCGGGGCCGGACGTTATGTGTTCTTCTCAACACGTCGAGGTAAGTGGTCAGGGGTTCGTGAATACTTCGTGGACTTAGACTCAGAAGTTGATGATGCGGCAGACGTGACAGCTCACGTTCCTTCGTTCATCGATGGTGAAATCAGACAGCTCGAAGCATCTTCAAACGAAGACATGTTGCTTGCCCTGACTGACAACGACCCTAACTCAATCTATGTCTACCGGTATTACTGGCAGGGCAATGAGAAGCTACAGTCAGCGTGGTCTAAGTGGACGTTCGACGGACGTGTACTCAGCGTGTCTTTTAACAAGTCTGAGATCTACGTACTGATCGAGTACAGCTCAGGTGTGTTCCTCGAGCGAATCAACCTCTCAACAGACGATGCTGTGAACTACACCACAGCTTCCCATGGCATCAACCTTGATCGCCGTGTACGTCTTTATGATGGTTCAACAACGCTTCCTTACACAGACTCAAACACTATCTACATCACGGACTCGGGACGAATCATCTCGGCTTCAGATGTCTCAGGGTATGTGACAGGAACTGACAAAAGCGTATTTGCAGGAATCCCATACACATTTAGGTATAGGTTCTCGGAGCAGGTTCTTAAAAACGAAAATGAACCGATGACGATAGGCCGTCTTCAGTTACGTAACTGGAACGTGGTCTACAACGACACAGGTTTCTTTGAAACAGTCGTTACACCGACCGCTCGAGATCCTAAGACATCGCAGTTCACCGGACGGCTCGTAGGCTCTGCCGCAAACATCCTCGGACAGGTTGCCATTGAGACAGGCACGTTCCGGTTCGGTGTCAATTCAAACGCACAAGAAGTATCAATCGAACTACGAAGCGACAGTCACCTCCCATGCTCTTTCCAGAGTGCTGAATGGGAAGGATTCTTCGTAATGAGATCACGGAGATTGTAATGAAACCCTACTACAGACTTTCTAACGCAACTGATGCGGAGATTCTAGCTCCTAAACTCCGCAAACAAGATAGAGAGGAAGTCTGGGCGAGCCATGGGCTAACACCTATGGCCGCTTTGGTTACATCTCAAACCAACTCCTCAGAGTCCCACACCATCATTGCCCATGACGGCGAAGTGATCGGCATGTTTGGTGTTGTGGACGAAGGGGCGGTTGGTATCCCTTGGCTTCTAGCATCAGACCGATTACCTGAAGTTGCTCGAGAGTTTTTACCAGAGTCCCTTAAGTGGGTGGAGCGCATCAACCAAGATTATCTTGTCCTAACTAATTACGTTGACGTACGTAATACCGCCGCCCGTCGGTGGTTGAAATGGTTGGGATTCAAATTTGTCCGCATAGTCGAAGAGTACGGCTATGGGAAAAAACCATTTTATGAAGTCGTGAGGATATAAATGTCTTTTGCATTAGTAAGCGCAGGATTATCTGCCGCCTCGTCACTTGCTCAATACAGCGCCCAACGTAAAGCGGCTAACGAAGCCGAACGTAGATTCTGGGAAAACCGTCAGAGTTCAATCCTATCGCGGGACCTCAAGATTCGACAGCTCTCTGCACAAGCAGATCAACAAGTTGAAGAGACCGCAGAACAGGGACGGCTTGCAATGATCAAGGCTCTTGAGAATCAAGCTCGAGCTAAGGTCTCAGCAGGCGAAGCAGGTGTATCAGGACAATCAGTTCAAGCTGATCTAAACAACCGGATCGCTAGTTCACTACGGAGTCAGCAGTCTATTGCTGAAGCCATTACAGCTATTCAAACCAACGTACAGTACAAGCGTCGAGGTCTCGACTCTGAAATGATTAACCGCATTAACTCAGCGTCTCGAGGTGAACAACCGAGCTTGGGTATGGCGTTACTAAGTGCAGGCGCAGGTGCCGCATCGTCGTACGCTTCTGGTGGCGGTGACCTTTCAATCTTCAATATCACATAAGGAACACTAATGGCTAAACAACGTGTGGCTGTAGAACGCTTGCGAGAGTTCTCAGCAAATCGTCAAGACATTGGTTTAGTGGATACGTATGTACGTCCCCAAGAGCGTAAGGTTGGACAGGCTGAAAAGGAACTTGCGAGATTCCTAGAGAAAGCCTCTTCACAGGTTGCGTTCATTGGCCGACAGAAACGTGCCGCTGATGTAGAAACAGGGCGTATTGCCGCTCAAGAATTTGCTTATACAAACGGCGACATGCTCACGTTTGCCGAGGCTCGTGAGTCTGGTAAGTTAGATGTCATCGACGACCCGACGGTTGAGATGGCTTATAACAAGTCTATCGGTATTCGATACGGACGCCAGTTAGCATCACAGCTCCAGAATAAGATCGAAGAAAACCGCAACACAATCCTTGAAATGGACGGTGATCAGTTCGACGCTGAATTTGACCGTATGTCCGCAGAGTTGATGGGTGAAATCAACGAAGAGTGGATCACTCAAGCCGGTGTGCGTCTTGGTATCGTGTCGCACCTAGACGGTGTAAAAAACAACGCAAAGCAACAACACATTGCGGCGGCTCGTAAGTACCGTGAAGATCAGCTCCTTGAT